TTGTAGTATTACCATAAGACCTCCATGTGTAGTCAGTAGGCTGCCAATTAGTACCGTCAAAGCTTTCTATTTTTCCAACACTTCCAGCATTTGGACCAGAGCCAATTAATGTTTCTTCAACTTCATAAGTTTCACCGTTTGTTATAGTTGTTCCCCCTGGTTGGTTTATAGCTTCAAATTCTTGAGTTATTATGTTTTGACCATCTAATAAATAAAAGATTCCAAATTCCTCTTCTGTTTCTGGAGAGGAAAAGACTATTATTTCATCCTCATTTATTGCAGCAGAACCCTCAACTATTTCAACATTGTCATCAAAGTTAAATAGAAAGCCATTAGTTGAATTATAGTAAACCCTAGCATAAAGCTCTAATGATAGTGTCCCATCCTCTGGGATTGGTTCGGTTTCAAATTCTACTAATTCAGTAGATGCTTCTAAATTATAACCAAAGTTGTCATTAGGAGCATAAGCTAGATTTGCATAAATATCAGTAGGAGAGCCAGTATAATTGTTTGCAGTAACCCATTCACTAGGTTCTGCTACATTAAAGTTGTTAGCGTAATGAGTATTGGCAGAACCAACTAACTTAAATCTAGTATAAATTCTAGCTAGTAATTGTTGTTGATTTAATGGGGTTGCAGCATCAACAAAAATAATAGGTCCATCAGAATTACTTAAGCTAAATAGTCTTTTAAATCTTAAAGTCCCTCCAGTTTGCGCAATAATCTCTCCTAAATTAACTGACATCATATCAGTTATGTTTGCATTATTTATTCCATAAATTGAGGATGTTGTCGCTGAAGTGCCATCAGCACTAATAAAGCCATTCCATGCTACTATCTCATTACTTTGAAGGTTGTTATTAGTAGCACCATCTCCATTAGTTATATTAACAAAATCGAAGTCTAAAGGTTCTTCATGATTGTAAATCGCTACAACATTTCTTAAAACTGGTAAATAGTCGAAAGTGCCACCAGCTAGTCTTATTGTGTCAGTTCCTTCTGTTTGATTAAAATTAGCTACATCATCAGAACTAGGAGCAGTTCCAGTATTGGCTTTCAAATATCTTCTGATAAAAGCGCTTCCATTGTCAGCCATGTAGTCGTAATGATTGACTTGTATAATGGTCCAAACTCCATTAGCTAAAAAGCATCTAGCTCCAAATGTGTGTAGAATGTTATCTAATAAAGTAAAGCCATCTTCATATTCAAACTCTCCAGTCTTTTCGTTTAGACTTCTGAAAGCCATTGCATTAAATCTATTCTCTACAAAGGGGTCTCTAGCTTGGGAACGTGTTTGGTTTGAAGTGGTCCAATCTATTAATGTTTCTATAAATGTTTCATCAGATGCCCAAAATTTTTCAGTATCAATATCATTTTTAAAAGCATTTAAAAAGAATTGGATAATGTTATACCTTGCGAAAGCGTAAGGAGTTACGTCATTAAAGGGTATTCTAGCCAAATAAGATAAACCACATCCAGCAGTTAAAGTTACCATTGTCGGCAAACTTTCATCTTTTTGCGGATTAATATCATTGAATAAATTACCCGCCCACCAAAGGGTCATGTTATCTCTGCTAGTTCCTTTTTTAATATAGACTTGAAACTTCTTATAAGGAGCTTGCCTTATTTGCTCAATTTTAGCAGTTAGCAAAGTTTCATTTGCGTCAGCTTCTATAAAAATATCCCATTGAAGTTCTGAAGGAATAAGACCAGTAAATCTATCTTTATCTTCAGTTTGATAAGTTAAATCAAAACCTCTTGAACTTAATGTTACATCACTAATAGAATAGTCTGATGTTGAATCATTCTCTTGGATAACTATTTGATAGTTAAATCCAGTATCGCTTTTAAATTCGCTTGTTATTGTTCCAGTTGGCATTAGTATCCTCTTGTTCTATTTCTATTATTTTTTGCTCTATCACTACTTAAAAGTATGTCAGACCCACTTATTGAGCCAAATACTTGTACTGCGCCTCCAGCTCCTCCAATCATATTTTTAAGCTTATCTAATGGAGCGATAACTTCTGGATTTGCAGATGCACCAGGATACTCCCCAATGAGTCCCATTGTAGGTCCGCTTACGATACCACCATTGGCAAACTCTGGAATCATCTCATTAAATGCAGTCTTTGCTAGTCCTCCAGCTAAACCAGCAACTACTGGAATAAGAGCTGGATTTATTGCAAAAGCTGGATTTTTTAAAGAAGATGAAATTGCAGCAGCAACACCTTCAGCAATGAATGCTCCAATAGCTTCTTTTGCAGCCATTTTAGCATTGAGTGCAAATTCTTTCATACTGTTAGCTCCTTGCATAAATGAATCTGATAATTTTTGCCCTAAATCATCAACCATAGGACCTAACATCATGAATGTATCCATTAAGCTCATCGTGTCATTTTCTAAATCTTCTGGTAAACTAACTGTTTGCATCCCTCCTAAACCTGGTTGGGTAGGTTTTTTAGATGGTACTGAAGGAAGGGAAGCACCACCGCCACCGCCAACTCCAATAGCATTATTAAACTCATTAATAAATGGAAGAACTTTAGTTATTGCTGACTTCATAGAATCCCCAAAAGACATAAATTCTTTACCCTTCTTTTCATAATTAGGGTCTTCTATTGTTTCTTGCATTGCCTGAAAAGTAGTAATTGCAGCATCCAAAGAAGGACTTACATTTCCAGCAACTGCTTTTGCTAGTTTTAATAAACCAGTAGTTAATGTGTTAAGAGTTTTGTTTTCAGCTAATGAGCTTGTAAACGCTTCCCAGTTTTCTATAAGATAAACTAAAGCCGAACCAGCTAAAAGAATAACTCCAGCCCATGATGTAAAGAAGCCAATTATTTTTGGAAGGTTTTTAATTAAACTTCCAGATAAATTTAAAACTGGTCCTAAACCAGCCAATAAAAGAGAAAAGCCAACTGCTAGTCTTTTTGTTTCTGGACTTAAATTACTGAAACCAGTTATTAAATCTCTTGTCTTTTGCAGTAATTGAGCAGCTATTGGAAGAAGTTTCTGACCTATTTCGACTCCTAGATTTTCGACATCTGCTCTTAATTGTCTTGTTTGATTTGCAAAGCTTCCGCTTGTTCTCGAATAATCTCCTATTGCGTTTGCTGATTGTTTCGCAGCTAACTGAAAAGTTAGATTAGCTTTAGCAACTCTATCAAGTTCTTTAAATACTAAACCTTGCTCTTCTGCAAAGCTTTTTAAATCAGCTTCAGTTATTGCTATCCCTAGTTGCTTAATGCTTTCTCTTTCTCCAAGTAGTGCTTTAGTCAAAGCTAAAGATGCACCTTCAGCACCGCCACTAAAATTAGTGAATGATGCTAAATCAACTGCTAACTCATTAACTTGATTAGATAAACTTAATGCTTCTTCTTGCGTAAAACCGAAACCAGTCAATAAGTCCCCAGTATCCCCTAATAGTTGTAATGCAGCTCTTGAACTTAATCCAAAGTTTTGCTCTAGGTTTTTAGCGGTGTTATTAGCTTGAGCTTGAATGTCTTTAAATACTGTATTAAATTTGCTTTGAGTTTCTTCAAAGTCAGAAGCTAGTTTAACACTTGCACCCCCTAAAGCTAAAATTGGAGCAGTTAAATTTCTAGTCATTGCTTGACCAGTTGACTGCATATTCTTTCCAAACTTTTTAAGCGACCTAGTTGCCTTTCTTAAATTGCTTTGGAATTGCTTGTCATTAAGACTTAATTTAATCGATAGATTCTTCTGCGCCATCTTCTATTTTATATTTTTTTAAAGCGTATTCTGCTCTCTTTTTTCTTTCTTCTTTATCTATCTTCTCAACCTTTTTCTCCCATTCAAACCTAACTAGTTTTTGGGGAGTTAGATTGCTATTCTTTTTTGTATGCGGTTGCAATAATACACACGCTAACCATCTAGTCCTTTCCCATTCAGTTCGCATTGCCATCTCTAATCTATCATTGCGCCCCTTTTGTATGCAAAAGAACTCGTGGAATGTTAAATCCCAAAAGTCTTTAGGAAGCAAGTCTAAACCATAAGCGACCGCTTCCAAGTCATTCCATGTTACTTCTTTGCTTTCGCTCCTTTCGGAGCTTTCACGTTTCCCTCCTTATCCTCTTCAGAGAATTTAGCAGAGAACTGCTCACTAAAAACTTCTAACACTTTGTTTAGTGCTTCAAAATCTTCATCAAGCAAATCAGCAACCTGGTCAATATCTAAAGAACATTCTTTACCGCTAACTCTACAACCGTCTTTAATCCCATTTAGAATCAAATAACATGCATCATCTAAACTCATATCTTGACCAAGCTTATCTAAATCTTGCAAAGTCCTTCCAGTATCTTTGCAGAATAATCTTAATGAGTTCATCCCAAACCTTATTGGGTAATCGGTTTTATTTATTACTACTATTTCGTACATAATTTTGTTGGTTTTATTAAGTTAGCGGAGCGTACCGTAGTACAACTCCACCAACAAAATAGATTATTATACTGCTGTTTGTGTTAAAGCACCAGTTCCGTCAATACTTACACTAAATGTAGGAGCATCTTCTACACCACCTGAAATGCTTATTGAAGTAAAGAAACCGCTACCAGTATATTTATAACCAGCTTGAGTATCTAAAGCGAAAGTAAATGTAACCGAAGTTCTATTAGTTAAGTTTGTAAAGATTTCATCTGGGTCAGTAGATGTTGCTTTACTAGTAAAGTCCATTAGACCATCAGCACTTAAAGTGAAGCTCTTTTGACCACCGATAATTTCTCTATTACCAGCAGAGTCTTTTGTTGAGATGTCTATTGTATCCATTGCCACATCTAACGTGCAACTTGTTGAATGCAATATGACAAACTCATCAGCAGAACCTTGAGCAGCTTGAACCTTTAATACTAGGTCTGTTCCGTTAAAAATTGCCATTGTTTATTATTTTAAAAATTAATATATTAATCATCTAAATCTTCAAGAGTTACCTCTTTTTTAGATTTCTTTTTAGTGTCTAAAACCCCTTCAGATTTTAAGACTCTAAATACCTTTATACTTACTTCGTGAGATTCGCCTTTTTTATAATCGACTCCTCTGAAGCTATAATCCTTTTTAAGTTTTATCTTATACATATCTATCTATTTATGTTAAATCTATAATCTTGAGAAATTTGATAAAGTCCAACGCTACCA